GTCGGCTGTGACGCGGTAGCCGGTCAGCCGGCGGGTCAGGTAGAGCGCCTGTTGCTTGCCGGCCTGGCCGGGGTCCTCGGGCAGCCTGATCTGCACGTCGTGGCTGTCGGCGTGCGCGGTATTGACGATGGCGGCCTCGACCTCGTCGGGCCCGCCGCGCAGCTTGATGATGTCGAGGACGACGTAGCTGCCCATCTGCGTCCTCCCGAGCTTCAGTCCGACGGTCCAGTCGGGGTTGCTGCTGCCGGACGCCGCGGTTGCCGCGAGGTCCCAGGCGCGCACCGTCGCGACGCAGACCGGCGGCGTGTCGAAGGTCTGCAGCTGCATCGGCTTGAACAGCGCGCCTTCGGTCGGCGTCGGGCGTTGCTGGAACAGCGCCGACCACTCGCGCGGCCCGACGCTCTGGCGCTTGCGGTCGAGGGCGGCTTCGTCCTCCCACTCCGGCCACAGCGCCTCGCCCGGCTTGCGGCCGAGCATGTCGTCCTCGCCGGCGATGGCCGGCAGTTCGACCACGCGCCATTTGTCGGCGCCGGATTGTTCGGCGTTGATCAGGCGGCCGGCGAGGTCGTCGTGGTGCCAGCGCGTGAGAATGAGGATGATGCGGCCGCCGGGCTTGAGCCGGGTGATGACCTCGGCGCGATACCAGTCCCACACCTTGTCGCGGATCGTCGGGCTGTCGGCGTCCTCGCGGCCCTTGATCGGATCGTCGATCACCACGAGGTCGGCGCGCCGGCCGGTGATGCCGCCGCCGGCACCGGCCGCGCGGTATTGCCCGCGGTTCGAAGTGTACCAGAGCTTGCGGCTTTCGGTGAGCAGGTGGTAGCCGAGCGTATCGGTGTTGTCGCGGATCAGCCGCATGATCTGTTCGGAGATGCCTTCGGCGTATTCGCCGTTGTAGGAGGCGCCGATCATGTCGATGCCGCGGCCTTGCGCGAGCATCCACGCGGGAAACACGATCGAGGCGTAGCGGGTCTTGGCGGAGCCGGGCGGCATGAAGATCATCAGCCGGTCGGTCTGGCCGTGTGCGACGGCGGCGAGTTCGGTGAGCAGGAAGGCGTGGTGGCGTGCCGGTATCTGGCCGAACGGCGCCTGCGCTTCAGTGGCCCACGCCATTAGATCGCCGCGGCACCGCCTCTGCCAGCGTTCGCGTTTCAGTTGCAACCTGCTCTCTTTGATCGAGCTCGGCGAGTTCTCGGTCGATGTCTGCATCGGTCATCTGCGTGACGGCGATGCGGATCGGCGGGGCATCGGGGTCACCTCCGATTGTGCGGTTTTCGGTGACGCGCCATTCCGGCCCGCCTTGCGTGGCCAGCCAGTATTTCGCGGCACCCCAATGGCCGTTGTTCGCGGCGCGTGCGATGGCGGCGATCATCGAGGATTTCACCTCGTCGTGCGCGTCATCGAGTTCGGTGCGGAAGTACTTGTGCAGCGTCGGCACGCTGATGCCGATCTTCTTCGCGATGAAGGTGTGCGGGAAGCTGGCGGAATGGAGCAGATGCACGACCTGGCGTTGCTCGCGCGTCGGCTGGAAGGGCTGTTGCCCTCTATTCCTTTTCACTGTTGGTGCTATTGCCATGATTTTGCCGGCCTATATAGGCGGTAAAACGAATTGGGCTATTTCAACACGTTATCGCGGATCGTGCGGGCGATGTGGAACATCATCACCGGCGGGACCGCGTTGCCGCAGCGTGCCCATTGGTCGGCGTAGGAGCCTTCGAGCACGTAGTCGTCGGGGAACGAGCAGATACGTTTGAGTTCGGCGATGGTGAACTTGCGGCGTTCGGTCGGGTGGCCGAGGTCGTTGCCGGGGGAGCCGAGCGTGACGGTCGGCGATGGCTTGTCGGCGTCGGCGATCTGGATGCCGTAGGCGTCCTTGCCGTCATAGGCTTTGTCGCGCGATGGCGGCAGTTCGAGCCCGCCGGTGCGCAATACCTGATGCGTTCCCGATCGTCCGGACAGGACCGATGGCGATGGCCGGTCGGTGACATCCCCTGCGCCGTATTGCCCGGACGTGTCGTGCACGACGCGGAAATGCGACGAGTTCAGGCCGGCGGTGCCGTTGGTGATGGTCGGGCACGGATGGTCGGTGACATCGCCGCTCGACCACGAATTGAAGCCTTCGGCGCCGCCGCGTCCTCTGGTGTCGTGCACGACGCGCCGTTCGACGTAATGCGATGCGGCGGACGTCATGACTGCCGGCGAGGGTGCGTCGGTGATGTCGCCCTGGCTGAACCGCTCCCAGCCATTCGTATCGTGGATGGCGACGGCCTCGCCGCCGAGCCAGGGCAATGCGTCGCGTACCGTATAGCGCCAGGCGAGCGGCGCCGGGAAGGCGGGCTTGCTTGGCAGGTCGTTGCGCACGCCCATGAAGATGATCCGCTGGCGCATCTGCGGCACGCCGAGCCATTGCGCATCGAGCAGCTTGGCCTCGACCCGATATCCGCAGGCGCGCAGTGCGCGGAGGATTTCGAGGAAGTAGCCTTTTGCTGTGCCCTTGATCAGACCGGAGACGTTCTCCGCGACGAACACCCGCGGCTGCAGTCCTTTCAGGAGGCGGGCGAACTCGTAGAACAGGTCGTCGTGGCGCTGGGTGATGTCGTGGCTGGCGGTGACGCGGCCCCATCCCTGCTCGCGCTTGCCGGCGGTGCTGAAGCTCACGCAGGGCGGCGAACCGTCGAAGATGTCGAGCATGCCTTGCTTCAGGCCGGTCGCCTTCAGGATGTCCTCGGCCGTGACCTGGCGGATATCGGTGCCGTCGAGGATGGTCGAGGGATCCATGTTGGCGGCGTAGGAGCGGCGCGCGATCGGCACGACCTCGTTGGCCCAGACCACTTTGCAGCCGGCCATCCGGTAGCCGGTCGATGATCCGCCGCCGCCGGCAAAGGTCGAGGCGACGGTCAGGCCGTTCCACGGAAATGCGCGGATGTCGGCCATGCTCGGCACGCGATAAGGCGGCTTGTCGGGTCCGCGCTTGCGGCGGAACGGGATGTCCTTGCGGTCGACCAGCATGGTGACGGAGCGGCCGGCGATGATGGACGGCATCGGGCGGTCGGTGGCGTCGATGAAGGCGTGGCGCAGCGTGCCGACGCGCTCGCCGTCGATGAGGCCGGATGAGGCTTCGACCATCACGCGCGGCATGCCGTCATTCTCCAGCCAGTACTGCGTGATCCCGCGGCCGCTGATGCCGCCGGCCATGACCGTCGGGCAGGGATTGCGGTCGAGGTCGACCGGCTGCGCGCTGAACGTGCCGGAGTCCGGATCGGGCACATACCAGAGCGTCACGCAGCCTCGTCCTGCTCCGGTTCATGCGGCGTGGTCTTGCCGCCTGAGAACACGTAGCCGCAACGCGGGCACTGATGGTCGGTCTCGATGTCCTCGTCGTAGCTGTTGAAGCCGTCGGGCGCATCGACGTTGCCGGCCTTGAAGATGTCGCCGATCTCCGCGAGGTCGAAGCCGGTCAGCGAGAGATCGAGGCCTTCGAGCTGCATGTCCTCGAACTCGCCGCGCAGCAGCTCGAGGTCCCATCCGGCGTCGAGGGCAAGGCGGTTGTCGGCGATGACATAGGCGCGGCGTTCCGCGGCGGTGAGATGCGACAGGTCGATCGTCGGGCCCTGCCACGGATCGGCGTTGCCGGCGACCGGCTCGCCGTCGTTGGCCATCGCGATCGCGGCGGCGAGGCGCGCATGTCCTGCGATCAGGTTGCCGCCGGCGATCAGCATGGGGTTGGTCCAGCCGAACCGTGCGAGCGATGCGCGCAGCTTGGCGATCTGTGCCGGCGTGTGCGTCCTGGCGTTGCGGATATAGGGCGCGAGATCGCGCAGCGGCCGGTAGGCCACGGCGATCTGCCGGCCGTCCGGGGCTGCCCTTCGGCGCCGTCCAGGGCGCGCTTCGTCTGGTGAAACGGTTTTTGCGGCCATTCCTGAACTCGCTGCGTTTGGCAGGAAAAATCGCCTGCAAGTGCTTGTAAACGCTGAATGTTATAGCCCGCTGACACGGCCCGGGCCGCCCGACACAATGCTTCTGCGTTCCGGTTTTCCGGGCGCCCCGGCCGGGTCCTAATCCCGGCGGGTAGGGCAAGCCCCCGAGAGCCTGGTCCCAGATACGAGGGGACCTCCGGAAAGCCTACGGGCACCTTTCCGGACTGGCTGGATTGAAGGGGAGGACGCCCGGCGCTGTTTGACAACTGAATCAGCTAACCCCGCGTGGCCGCAAGGTCATGCGGTTTGGTGTGTCCTACTTTGTTGGCAGAGGGGACGCTGCACGGCTTCGGCCGTGCGGTGTTCCTGACGTCCGCGGCTGATCGCCGCGCCGATGAGACCGATGAAGGTCGAAACGGTCTGCATACACAAAGGACACCAACACCATGTTGAACATCAAGACTGAAGCCAAGCTGGTCGCCGCGCTGCGTCATGCCGAACTGGTCTCCGCGGATATCCGCAAGATCACCGGCTGGACGGCGCCGAAGATGTCGATCCGTCTGGCTACCGGCCGCGTCGCGGCTCGGGCCGGCTTGCGCATGAAGGTGCGCACGGCGAAGCACGACGGCCGCAAGCTGCTGACCTACTCCTTCGTCGCCACGAAGAAAGCGGCGTAGGCCATGAGCAACAGCCTTACCCAGCTTGCCGGCGTGCTTGGCATGATGGGATCAAGCAGCGACGGCGAGGCGTTGAACGCCGCGCGGCTGGCTGAGAAACTGCGCCTCAAAATGGATAAGTCCTGGGGCGATTTGCTGACGCCGACCAATTCGAACGGCGGCGACACCATGATGCGTGCGGCCCGGGCGGAAGCCCGGGTCGCGATGCTGACCCTGCAACTGATCTCCATGCAAGGCGAGATCGACAAGCTCCGCTCCGGCAACGGCCACAAGGCCAAGCCCAAGACGGCGAGGCCGCGCACCGGCGGCAAGGGCAAGCATGCGCTCGATCAGGCGACCGAGGATAGGCTGATCCGCGAATTGCGGGCGCCTTCGGTTGTCGGGCTGTGCGCCAGTTCGGTGAAGTTCTACACCGGCTGGAACACTCCGAAGATGTCGATCAGGAACGAGCTCACGCGCATTGCGCGGCGGCGCGGCTTCGTGCTGCACGTCAAGACGGTCGACGGCGTCATGTTCTATCGCTTCGCTTGATACCATCCGCGAAACATGCAGCGCGACGCGTTGCATGTCCGCATGGGTTCCGACCCCGACCGTGCGCTGACGAGCATGGGGTCTTTAAGGACACCAACACCATGTCAACGTTTTCCACGAAGCTTTCCGCGAAGGTCGAGAGCAAGCTGATCGCGGCCATGAAGGCCGAGGCGCTGATTGCCCGCGAGATTCGCGAGATCACCAACTGGGACGGCCTGCATATGTCGATCAAGAATGCGGTCGGCGTGGTTGCCAAGCGCAACGGGCTCGATGTTGCGATCTACGAGTATGACGACGAGGCGACGGGCCGCGCGCTCAATGCGTTCTGCTTCGTCGCGCCGAAGGAGCCGGCTAAGGCCGCGGCGTCCGCGACGCGGCGGCCGGCGAAGAAGTCGGCCAAGCGCTGATCCCGATCTGACTTTGCGAAACACCGCAGTGCACTGGCGCTGCGGTGTCCGTATGCGTTCGCCCCGACCATGCGCTGATGAGCATGGGGCAACCCCAACAAAGGACACCAACCGATGAAGCGATCATTGGAACAACTGAAAT